GGACAGGAAGCCGTACTTCATGAGATACATATACCCGACGCTGATGAAGGAATACAGAGCCTATATGAAGAGCGTCGAGACCAAGTGCGTGAGGGAGTTCAGACTGTCCCTCGACGAGCTTCTGGCGGTTCCTGAGGGCGAACGGACGGATGAACAGAGGCAGTTTATCGGCTACTACGAGCGCAGGCTGCCCGTAAGCACGCATAACTGCGTGATGAACCGCATCTGCCGCAGGTTCGAGGCTGAGTTTGACGGCAAGATGAAGATATGGTGCGAGGAACCGTTCGATTACAGCATCATGAAGTCCGGCGCGGAGTATACGCCGAGGCAGTTCGCGCAGATCAAGAAGATCTACGATGATCATAACGAGTGGATGCAGGGCATTGCGCGGCGCGGAAAGCTCGAGCGCATCTATTCCTGCGAGCAGGCAGACGCCAAGCTGTGGCAGTCATGGTTCAAGAACCAGTGCTTCTCGATCTGCAACAACGGTTTTACCGTCGGCGACATCATTCTGGACATGTGCTACCGCAGGAGCGGCTCAAAAGAGTTCGTATGGGATATGTGCGGCCAGTATATTATCGCCAATCTTGCGAAACGCCATGACGGAATCATCCAATATCCGGCACGCGACCCGGACGGCGACATCGAATACGCCGGAATGACATTCTCGATGCGCTCCGTACCGCTGGTATGGGGCGATGAGGAGGAAGAATTTATTGAACGAAATTATCCTGAACGAGAAGGAATGGGCGAAGGGAGCGATTGACTCCCTCTCGCTCGGCAAGAAGCCGTACGACACGATCGTCCGTGTGGCAAAGTACTATAAGTCAGAGGGCTACAAGAAGAGCGATGTCCGCCGAAAGGTGGAGGACTTCCTGATTCGATGCCAACCGCGCCTGTCCCTGGTCAAATGGGAGAATTCCATCACCGCTGCTGTGAACGCGGCGGAGAAGTTTCCTCCTATATGCATCCCGGGAGTGGTGATCACGCAGCCGGAGATGGATAAGATCGCCTCTCTGCAGAGCGTCCTGCAGCAGCGGCTGATGTTCACGCTTGTGTGCCTTGCAAAATATGGGAATGCAATCAACAAAAACAATGGGAATTGGGTCAATTTCGAGCAAAAAGACATCTTTTCCCTCGCAAACGTCACGCTGTCATCCAAACGGCAGTCACTGATGATCAACGAGCTGTGGCAAGCCGGGTTCGTGGGGTACAGTTGTCTGGTCAACAACATCAACCTGAACATCAAGATCATCGAGGACGGCGAGACAGCGCTTTTCGTGAACGACTTCCGCAATCTCGGCAACCAGTACATGCGGTACAACGGTGAGAAGTACTTCGAATGCGAGGGTTGCGGGCTTGTTCTGAAGGTGACGAGCAACTCCGCGCATCAGAAATACTGCCGGGAATGCGCTTCCGTGATCAAGGCAAACCGCGATGCCGATCGGAATTATGTGATGCGTCTGAATAGGCAGTTTTTGAAAGCGTCGCAAGCGACATGCAGCTGAAAGCCTTATAAATCAACGCTTTCAGGGCTATTGTCAGAATTGCTCCTGTGAAAAAAGGTCACACCTTTTCGCAAACAAATAACGGATTACAAGGAGGCAACTTATGGAAAACATCTCTGATTTCTACCCGGCCATCTTCCAGTGCGCGGTCAGCGTTGTGCGCATGCTTATTGCCATCGCGTTCAGCGTGATCATCATCCCGTGGATGAAGAAGTCCGCGATTCCGTGGCTGAAGGAGAAACATCTCTACGGCATCATCACGAAATTCGTCAGGGCGGCTGAGAAACTCGGCGAGTCCGGCACGATCGACAAGAGCGCCAAGCTCGATTACGTCATGGCGCTGCTGGCAAAGCGGAATATCACCGTGGACGCTGAAGTCCGCGCAATGATCGAAAGCGCTGTCGGCGATCTGGACGACGAGATTGCACAGGGAATGGCTGCGCTGACAGAGGCACTGAACAGCGCCGGTGAAGACGTGAACATTTTCTACGGAGATCACACGGCTACTGTTTCCGTACCGAACGCGGTGGAATTCGATGAAGAAGAGCACGACGATGACACGGACGAGGTGAGCGACGAAGAGCCTTCCCGCGCACCGGCAGAGATTCCGGAAGAGTTGCTGCTCTGATACATAACCGAATGTAATTGTGGGTAGCCAAGAACAGAGCCGTGGGATGAATATCCCGGGCGTAATAGGCGATAAGAAAATAAAGCCCGTACGTCAGAACACTTCGGGGGCCAACCCGATGAGCATCTGGCCGAAAACGGAAAGGGAGGAAGGATCCTCGCCGGACGAAAAAGCCGGAATATGCAGGTTAAATTCCTGCTACCGTGATCAGTGTAGGCAGACAAGCTTGACACAAGGCGTTTTGACATCTGACAGGGATGCGTGTGATTGAGCCGGAGATAAAGTATTCCCTCATTGGGTGAGGGCGAACCTGAAAGATGAATGCCGGTGACTGCACACCCCACGATTCAGATTACCCGACCAAATAATCGGGATCTTATATACCATTCCTGCGGGCAGTAAACAAGGACGCGACTGCCGTGCAAGTACACCTGTTACTATCAGGGGCGCAGGTCACGTATAAGATTTCTAAACAGCCCGCCCGGTGGCGCGGGGAGTGATCGCGATGCTGAAACTCACGAAGCCAGTATCCCAGGGAGTCCATGCGTGGGCTCCCTGTTTTTCTTATATCACCACAGTGATACACATGGGCGCAATGGGGTCAAGACCCGGCGCGCCCAAATAAATAACAAAGGGGTTTATGCATGACTCAAATAGATCAAAATGAGGCGAACAAAATCCGGGAACGGTTTCCGGATGTGCACATCAGGCGTACCGCAAACAAATATTATGTGGAGGAAATTCCGAAAGTGCTGAGTTTTATAGGGCGGTGCGTGAACACGAAAGGTGGGACGCGCTATGCAGCTAACAAAGCACCCCGGAGAAAGTAATTTATCCTTCCATAAACGGCTTGTGTACGGCAAGATGGTCGACAAGACGCTCGCCGACATTGACTATTCCGAACTCGCACCGCTGCTGTACGGGCAGGATTACGCTGGCGACAACGCCCGTAAGATGATGTACGGCAGCCTGAAGACGCTGCAGCTTCTCGACGAAGAGGAATGCAACGGATACGCCGCCGGAGACAGCGACGTGCTTGGCGAGATAGAAATGAAGAAGATTGAGCTGCAGAAGGAGCGCCAGAAGTTCTACGACCAGCGTAACGCCCTGCGTGCGATTGTGCGCAGCAGGTCGCGCCAGGAAGAGCTGAACGAGATTCTGACCAGCGCAGTGACCAACGGTAATCTGGCCAAGCTGGAATACGAAGAACCGATCGTCAGCTATTCAGGAAGGGATCTTCTGGTCAGCCTGAACGACATCCACTACGGCGCAATCGTCGACAACTACTGGCAACAGTACAACTCCGACATCTGCAAGAAGATGTTTGAGAAATACCTGACGAGAATCCTGCAGATTGCTGACGAAACAGGTGCTGAAAACTGCATTATCTGGTGCAACGGGGACGAAATCTCCGGAAATATTCACTATTCTATTGCTGTAAGCAACAAAGAGAATGTGATTCAGCAGATCGTCGGCGTATCAGAGCTGATCTCCAACTTTATTGCGGAGCTGTCACGCCATTTCAATAAGATACAGTTCGTCAGCGTGCCCGGCAATCACAGCCGCCTGAATCCGAACAAGGATATGGCGCTCAACGGGGAACGGCTGGACGACCTGGTGGAGTGGTATCTGAAAGCACGGCTGCAGAATTTCGAGAACGTGGAGATCGGAGCGGGCGTCCGCGTTGATCCTACCATTTATATGATCGACATTCGCGGCAATACATACGTGGGTGTACACGGAGACTTCGACTGCTCCGAAAAGAGTGTACACGCGCTTCAGACAATGGTCAGGAAGCCCGTGTACGCGGTGTTGTCAGGCCATCTGCATCACAACAAGATTGATACCGTACAGGGTATCAAGACCATCATGGCGGGGAGCTTCCTCGGCATGGATGAATACTGCGTCTCGAAACGCATTTTCGGGGAACCGGAGCAGCTGGTCTGCGTCGTCACGGAAGACGGCGTGGAATGCAGTTACGACGTAGCCCTTTCGTGAAATCCGGCAATAAGGAGGTGCCTGAGTGGCTCGGAAAACAATCCATAACAAAATCACGAACGCGGAGCTGATCGCTCAGGTTAATCCTGACAACCTAAGGCTCATCGACGATTTTGCTGATTACCTCCGTTCCGGGAAAAAGAGCGAGGCTACGATCTCTGTGTACCGGAGCGACCTGAACATTGCTTTCGTGTGGTGTCTGCAGAATATCGGAAACAAGTCGTTCATCGACTGGACGAAGCGCGACGTTGTCGCCTTCCAGAATTATCTGCTGAACACCAACAGGAACAGTGCCGCCCGCGTTCGCCGTATCAAGGCGACGCTGAGCTCACTGTCCAACTTTATAGAGAATGTGTGCGATGATGAATATCCGAACTTCCGGAACATCATTCACAAGATCGAGAGTCCGCCGCAGCAGCCCGTACGTGAAAAGACCGTATGGGAAGCGGAAGAGCTGACGGATCTGCTCGACAAACTCGTCGAACTGGAGAAATACGATATGGCGTGCTTTGTTGCGCTGGCGATGTTCTCCGGTCGGCGCAAGGCGGAGCTGTGCAGGTTCCGCGTAAGCGACTTCAGCGACGACAAGCTGATATGCGGAGGCGCTCTGTATAAGAGCTCGCCGATTCTCAGCAAGGGTCGCGGCGGCGGGAAGCACGTCAACTGCTATACGCTTGCCAAGAAGTTCAAGCCATATCTGGAGATGTGGATGAAGTACCGCGAGGATCACGGAATCAAGAGCGAGTGGCTCTTCCCGCGTTCCGACAATCCGTCTGAGCAGATCAGG